CAATACCTTCCCGACCGTGCCGATAGCGGCAACCGGTGCCACCGCAGGCATTCCGGGTGGCTTCACCCCGGCCGGTGCGGCTGCCCCGGCCAACCTGACCGTGTTGCAGGGTGCCGCTCCGCCAGTGGTGGCAAGTCCTGCTACGGCGTGGACGGTCGGCCAACATGTGATTCTTGGCGACAGCACCCATGCCCACTGGACCGGTACGGCCTGGGCATCGGGGAACGCCTGATGACCCGGCTGGATCTCAACGCCCGCAGGGCCGCCCGCGCTGCCGCCAAGGGAGAGCCGTTCGTGGTACGCCTCGGCGTCCAGGAGTTCACGCTGGCCGGGGAGATGCCGTTCTTCTGCCTGGAAGCCGTGGAGGACAACAGGTTTATCGACGCGGTCAAGATGCTCGTGGCCCCCGAGGACTGGGAACGGTTCCGTGCGTGCGCGCCAACGTTTCAGGACGTGGTCGAAATCATTGAAGCGTACGGAGTGGGCCTGGGGGAATCTACGAATGCGGACGGCTCCTCGCCGAACACTGGGGCGCCATCGAGGCCGACTTCGCCCGGTTCTACCGCGAAGATCTTGCCGGCGTCCTCTGGGGAGCCTACCCGCTAGACCTGGTAAAGATTTACCACCGGGTCCGATATCTGCCCGAGGACAGTGCGCTGGGGAGCCTGCTGTCCTCGGGCTGGTCGATGCCGCTTGAGCTTTCCGCTGTGCGCCTTGAATTGGCGCACCAGCACTACACCGCATTCCTTGCCGCTAACGGGGTCAAGCGTTCCCGGCTGCCCTCACCGCTTCGGGTGCCCCGCCCCGGCGATGCCAAGCCCACACCCAAACCGCGCCGAGCCCGCTCTGTGGCCGAGGTGATGGCGGTGCTGACCGCCGGTCACGCGCCCAAGGCTGCCAGGAGGTGACGTCATGGCCAAAGTTGGCGTGGCCTATATCGAAATCAAGCCGGACCTAACCGGCTTCGCGCAGGAGCTGAAGGCCAAGCTCGCCGCAATGCGCAATCCCGAGGTCGAGGTGCGTCCCGACGTGGACCGCTTCGGCCTGCGGGTGCGCGAAGGTGTGCGCCGTCAAGAGTCGGCACTACGCGCGGTCGGCGTGCGCATCAGCGACGTCATTGGCGGCGGCTTGGCTGGGGCATGGAAAACCACTGGCAGCAAACGGTTCTTCGGCGCGCTGTCGAGCATGTCCGATGGCGTCTTCGCGCTGCTGACCACGCCGATCGGTCTGGCAGCTGCCGCTCTGGCGGCCGTGTTCGCCGCAGGGTTCGTCGGTGCGCTCATTCCAGCCCTGGCCGGTGCCGGGCTCATCGGCCTGGGCGCGTTCCTGGTTAAGGACGAACCGAAGGTACGCAAGGCAGCCCAGCAGTTGGGCAAGACCGCCAGTAAGGCGTTCCACGACGCGGCACGGCCGTTCGTGGTTCCGATCACCAACGCTCTGAAAATACTTGAGAAATCGGCCGTGCTGGTTGCGAAGATCTTGCGGCCTGCTTTTGCCGGGCTGGCCACCATGGTCGAGCCGCTGACCAACGCCCTAGCGGTGATGGGCGAAGACATCGCACGCGGGGTAGTTGCCGCGACGCCCGCGATGACCGCCGCCCTGAGCGGCTTTGTCGACAAGCTTCCCGAGCTGGGAGTGGCGATAGCCGACTTCTTCCGGATGCTGGGCGAACATCCGGAGGAAATCAAGACCATCATCACCTCCACGATGAACACTGTCATCGGCGTGATTAGTGGCGTGACAACGGTTTTAGGCTTCGCCATCGAAGCGACCGCCAAGTGGCGCGAGACCCTCTCCGGGCTGGGCGACAAGCTGAAGGGGGCGCTGAATTCCGAGCAGGCAGGCCAGATGAAGGAACAGCTGCGCGGCGTCGGTGAGACTTTGCGCACTGCCTTTCAGGGCGAAAACCTGATTGGTGTCACCAATCTTGTGAACAGCTTGCGAGAATCCTTCAGCAAACTGTGGGTTATCGTGCAGCCGATTCTGCTCAAGATCTGGACGATTATCACCACGCAGCTGGTGCCGATGTTCGCCGATCTGTGGGTCAAGGCTCAGCCGGTGCTTACCCAACTCGGTGAGACATTCAAATCGATCTTTGAATTCATAGGGGTGTTGATCCAGAACAGCACCGGCTTGTGGTTCGCCATCTGGGATAAATTTGGTAATCAGATACTGGGCGGGATCAAGCAGGCGCTATCCGGCATACTGACCACGATTCGTGGCGTGCTCCAGATCATCCAGGGCATTTTCCAGTTCTTCACCGGCCTACTGTCCGGCGACTGGGACAAAGCCTGGACCGGGATAAAGAATGTCCTGTCCGGCGTTCTCAAGATCGTGCAGGGCCAGATCCAGATTGCGATCGGCGCGATTAAGGCCATCTGGAACGGCTTCGTCGGCTTCCTGTCGGTCGTCTTCGGTGGAGCCTGGAACAAGATCAAAGATGCCACTGTCAGCGGTTTCCACGCCGTAGTCGGCTTTTTCCGCGACCTGCCCGGCAAAGTGCTTGGCGCGCTTGGCAACCTCGGCTCGCTGCTCTACAACGCCGGTGTGTCCATTGTGGAGGGCCTGGCCAACGGGCTGAAAAACGCTTGGCACAAAGTAACCGACGCGGTGAAGAACCTGCTCAACAAAATCCCTAAAGCGGTGCGAGATCTGCTGGGCATCGGCTCACCCTCAAAGGTGATGGCACGTTTGGGTCGCGAGGTACCACGCGGTTTTGCCCGAGGCATCATCGGCGAGAGTGGCACGGTCACTAACGCGCTCAAGGACATGATGGGCCTTCCCGCCACCCGAGCCCCGATCGGATCGCTTGGAACGCAAGGCAGCGCCACCCCAAGCATGCTCGCGGTGCTGTCCATCGACGGCAAATTTTTTGATCTCCGCGTGGAGCAGCTCGTCTCGGCCGGCTCCGATATCGCGGCTCGCGATCTGTTGGCAGGACGGAGGTCTGTCTAAATGGGCACGATCGTCGCCACCGTGCTGCCCAGCGGCGAGGGCGTCAAGCTCGACATCGCCTTCGCCGCCTCGGTCACCAACGTGCGGGTGCAGCGCCACGACCCGGGGGCGTTCCCGACCACCATCCGTTCCGGCGAGTCGCTGGAGCTGTCGGCCGGCGTGCGCACGGTCTTCGACATGGAAGCACCGCTGGACGTGCCGGTCTACTACACCGCCACCCAGGTTGCCCCGACGGGTTCGGAGGCCGCCACGTCCAACACCATCACCGTTCCCAGCAACGGGTTCAGCTTTTTGATCCATCCCGGCAAGCCGACCCTGTCCTGCCGCCTGGACCACGTGCAGTCCATCGATGTGTTGGGCCGCAAGGGGCGCTTGGGCTTGTTCGATGTGATTGGCAGGGCGACGCCGGTAGCTATCACCGATGTGCGCGCCACCGCTGCGGGCACCCTGATCACCACCACGTGGACGGCCAACGAAGCCCAGACCATCCGCAACGTCACCGGTGATGGCGCGGTATTGCTGTTGCAGACCCCCGCGAAGGCCGACCTTGGCAACCTGTACATCGCCGTCGGCGACGTGTCCGAGCAACGGATCAGCTCCCCATACATGTACAACGAACGCCGCTTCACCATCCCGTTCACCGTCGTCGATCGGCCCTTCGGACTGGCCGTGGTCGCCGAGGGCTACCGCTGGGTCGACGTGTTCACCGCCTACGGCAACTGGCAAGTCTTCTACGACGCCGGTCACACCTGGTACCAGGTGCTCAACCAGCCTGCCGGTGGCGGGGGTGCGCTGCGCTCTAACCGCCGGTGGATGTTCCCGGGAGGGCTGCCATGACCGCCCCCTCGCCGCCTGACCCGCCGGTGCTCACGGTGCTGGAGCGCGGCTTCGACTTCGTCACGCTCGGTTGGGAAGACGTCGAGGGCGGAGTGGTCTGGGAGTTGCGCCGCAACGGCGGCGAGTTCTCTGTGGAGCTTCCCCCGCGCGTGCGGGTGTACCAGGACACCGGATTGACGCCAGGCACCGCCTACAGCTACGAGCTTCGGGTCAGCGTGGTGGCGCACTACGAGAACGTGCCCGAGCTGTTGCCCTACTACTCCGAGTTGAACGCACGGGTGGAGACCTACGAACCGCTGTCCACCGCCGGGACCGATCCGCCGCCGGACCCGGAGGTCACCGGGTGGAGCGCGCCGCTGGCGGTGCAAACCCTCGCGGTGACACCGGATTTCGACCCGGGTGTCATCACCGCCCTGCCACACCGCATCGCCACTCGGGCCACCCTGTACTACGACGGCGAGAACCCGCGCGAGCTGGCAGTGACTGGCGGCTCAGTCAGCGCCACGGTCAACGGCCGCGTACGGCGTACCTGCGAGCTGACGATCGCTCCGGAGGGCGTGGTCGATGAGGCCGCGGTGGCTCCCGTGGAGCCCTACGGAACACGGATCACCGTGTGGCGCAACATTATTCTACCCAACGGCGAGGAGCTGCCCTTCGAGGTGTTCAGCGGTCGGCTCGACGTGGTGGAGCGCGGCTTCGGCGAGGAGATCCGGCTACGCGCCAGCGACCTAGCCGCGATGATCGTCGACGCTCGTTTCGAGCAGCCACGCCAGCCACCGGCCGGACAACTGATCACCACAACGATGACCAACCTTATCCGCGAGGCGGTAGGCGCGAGCACCGTGGTCAACATTGAAGGCTCCTTTACCAGCACCGTCTCAGGCAACACGGGCGTCTGGGAGACCGACCGGGGCGAGGCTCTGGACCAGCTTGCCAATTCCATTGGCGCCGAATGGTTCCACGATAAGGGCGCCACCGGGGCGGGGGTCGTCTTCACCATCCGGGCGATACCCGCACTGGGCGGAACGCCGGACTGGCTGGTCCAGGTCGGCCGCGACGGCGTCATGGTGCACGAGGTCTCTTCCCTTGACCGCGAAGGGGTTTACAACGCCGTCATCGCCATCGGTGAGCCCACGGATTCCCCACCGGTGCGGGCAGTGGCCTACGACACCAATCCCGCGTCGCCCACGCGCTACAACGGGCCGTTTGGGAATGTACCGCGCTTTTACAACTCGCCGTTCATTTACACCACGGGACAGGCTTTGGGTGCGGCCAACTCGATCCTTTCCAAGGCGATCGGCCTTGCGCGGCAACGGAAAGTGGAGATGGTGCCCAACCCCGCGATCCAGATCGGGGACCTAGTGGAGCTGATCCTGCCCGACCTGACTCACGAGCAGCACATCGTGGACAACTACACCATGCCGTTGGGCATCGACGCCACGATGACGATGGCCAACCGATCCATTGTGGGGACTGCATGAAACTCATCGACGCCATCGCCGAAACCACCGAGCGGACCGGACGCAACACCACGCTGATGATGCGGCTGTGCCCGGTCACGGCATTCGACTCCACCACGGTCACCGTCAGCGTGAGCGGCACTTCGGTGAAGGCATCGCGCACCAAGGCGTACACCCCCGTAGTCGGCGATCGGGCCATCGTGCTCATGCAGGCCGGCGCCTGGGTGGCTGTAGGCGCGATAGCCGTTTAGGGAGCCAGCATGGGAACAACTCCGGTCTATCACTTTCCCTATCCGGAGGCGATGGATGCCGCCGATGGGCCGTTCGCCTTGGAGACACTGGCCCGCGCGATCGAAACCGAGGTGGCTCGGATCTGGACCGACGCCAAAAACGTCGACTACCTGATGTCGAGTCGGCCGATGCTACGGCAGCGACGCAACGCGGCATTCAGCCTCACCAACGCCACCGACATGGTTCTTCCGATGGACACCACGGATGTCAACACGTTGGGCAGCCCCCGACCGGCGGCGTGGTATTTGATCACCTGGGGTGTTTCGTTCGATCCCCACGCCACAGGTCACCGTGGCAACCACCTGAGGATCAACAACACGCCGCACCTGAGCAGCGTCATCGACCCGCCAGCGCTGGGCACCTCCACGTACATCACCACCTGCAAGGGCAGGTTGCTGTTGGTCTACCTCAACCCGGCCGACACCGTCACGCTAGCCATTTATCAAAACAGCGGCGCATCTCTGGCGGTCCGCACCTCGCCTCAAGCGGATCAGGCCCACATAACCATCATCCACGTGGCCGGTCCGCTACCGGTCGGGTTCCCGCCCTAGTCAGTAGGGAGTGTCCACATGGGAGCGACACCACTGTATGGCTGGCCGTGGCCTGCCTACACCGACGCGGCGGACGGCAGCGGCGTGGTCAAGGCGCTGGCGCTGGCCATGGACACCACCGTCAAGGCGTTGCGCGACTTCGCCTTCACCCCCGCCCGTGGCCGCGACATGCGCCTTGCCATCACCACCCGACGCAGCACCACGCAGTCATTGCCCCACAACACGACCACCGGTGTCGTGATGGACACCACCGAGCACAACACATGGGGCGTGAACCCCCGGCCTGAGGGTTGGTTCCTGACCGCCGCTAGGGTCAGCTACACCGGCAACGCTTCAGGGTTCCGCCAGGTCCTCTACCGCCGCAACGGCTCTACGTCCAACCTGCCGGCATCCAGCAACATCGCCAGGCCAACGGCAAACCAAGCCCGCACGCCGAACCAGGAAACCGCTATCTACCTGGTACCAAGCGATGCGGTCGAGGTCGCCGCGTGGCAGAACTGCGGTGTGGGCCTGAGCACAATCACCAACGAAGACCTGTGTCCACGGCTGATGATCCTGCACATCTACGGGCCGAGGCCGACATGACCACGCCCAACTTCGCCTGGCCGTACCCGGTGCGCACCGACCCGGCCGACATGGCAGACGATCTACACCAGCTCGCGCTGGCGGTGGAGGCCACCCTCCAAAGCATCGAGGCCGAGATCACCGGCCAGAAGACCCGCTACAACAGCCGGCCAATCTACTTCGCCCGCCGCACAACCGCGATGAACAACGCCAACAACTCATGGGACACCGTGGCCATGGACGCCGTGGAGGTCAACACCCTCGGCTCGCCACGACCGGCCGGTTGGTACCTGGTTGCTGGTGCGGTGGGCTGGGCCAACGTGCTCAACGAGCCGGGTGAGCGCATCGCGGGCCTGTTCATCGGCACAAACATCTTCGGCCAGTCCGGAGGCGCGGCGCCTTCGGTTGCGCAACAACAGCAGAGCTTTACGATTCAGCACAGCATTACCCAGACGCTGTTCCTGGCCCCGAGCGACACGGTCACGTTGCGGGCGTGGCAGTCCAGTGGCGCCCCGCTTGCGATCAATGTGCAGAGCTTCTGGCAGCCCCACCTGACGATCGTGCAACTAACTGGCTCATGGACATGACCACGATGTAGCCTGTGCTCCTCGCACGTTGAGGCGCGCATTCCCCCGGTCCTTATTAGGCGCCTGGCCCGGCAACGGGCCTCACGGAGTTCGGCAGGGGGATTTCGACGAGCGAGAATCGGCCAACGTGCCCGCAGAGCTAGTGGCTCGCCTTGCACACCGGCCAACCTGGTCCTCGATGGCTCCGGCTGTCGGGGACCAGGTTTTTTGTTTACCCTGAGCCTGTACCCCCGCCGGGCGTGAGGGGACATGTCGCCCGGCTGCCGAGGGAATCGCGGCTCCGGTCGGTGAGAGGCATGGCACTGCTCCGAAGGCCGGGGCCGCTCCCACCTCTTTATATTTTGGTCAAGTGTGATGCTTATTACCCTGACCGCCAAGGCGGAGACGTATTAAAGCAACGTACGATGACCTGCATGACCCCTCGAAAACCCCAGGCCGCCGACCTCGCCAAGCTCGCCGACCGCCAGAAGCTGGCCGAACTTGTCGCCTTGCTGCGCGAACGCGATCACGATCCCGCATACGCGACTGCTCCGGTCAAGGACGCCTACGGCCGAATCAGCCGCACCCCGGAGACCGGCGAGACGGAGAAGGTTGACCGTCAGCTCGTGGACATCCTGACCAAGATGACCGGCTTGGATGTGCGCCTGGGCGAGGTGTTGCGCGACGACGGCAAGAGCGCATGGAACCTCAAGGCCAAGCGCAGGGGTTGGGATAGATTGCTTCACCGGCTGAGCAACGGGCTGTGCGACGGCGCCGAGGTGTGGCACGTGGACCGGATGTTCCGCCAGCCGCCGGACCTGGAGAAGCTGGTCGCCCTCGCCGAGCGGGGGGTGGACATCGGCTCATGCTTCGGGGACAAGCGGCTCGATGACGCCGACGACCTGTGCATGCTGCGAGTGCAGGTGGCTTTCGCCTGCAAGTCCAGCGCGGACGCCTCGCGGCGCCTCAAGCGCAAGGCTGCCTCCGCCCGGGAGGCAGGGATCAGCTCGTGGGGTGGCCGACGGATGTTCGGCTTCCCCTACCGTGGTGACGATCAGTCCAAAGTGGTCGGTGCCGAGCTGGTAACCGCCGAGCGTGAGGCGATCCTCTGGGGGGCCAAGCGGTTGGTGGCCGGCGGGTCAGTGGCCGCTGTCGTGCGGGAGTGGCGCTCGCGTGGATTGGTGGGACCGACCGGCGCGGAGATCGGCTCGGAGTTGGTCATCTCGGTGATGCGCCGGGGACGCAACGCCGGTCTGGTCACTCACGAGGTGGAAACCAAGGCGGGCAAGAAAAATGTGGTGGTCGGGGTGATGGCCGACGAGCCCGAA